ATGAAATCTTACTCTCAAATGAAGGTTTATCCCGTTAACTGGGAAACTTCAAAAAAATCAGTATCAAAGGACTGGATAGTCCGTTACGTGTTTACCGATAACAAAGGATATGAACACAATTGCTCATTCAAAGGTATGAATCATATTAAAGATCATGCTGAACGGGTAAAGGAAACAAAGCAGCTTCTTATTGAAGAAATGCAGATGCTTGACAGCGGCTATAACCCAAAAACAAAGGAATTTGAAAAAATTGAAGGTGCCCCGGCTATTAATATAGACACACCTTTCATTCAAGCCCTACAGGTTGCCATAGACAATAATCCAGGAGTACCATCCCATATTGCAGATATGGAAAACACATTGAAACATGTGGTAAAATATAGTAGTCAGCTGCGCTTTCACTCCAAAAGAATAAAGGATATCACAAAGGGCGATATCAAACAGCTTCTTTTGAGAATGACTAATGATGGCCACAGCAATTACCGAATTAATAAAACTAAAGCGCACTTGTCCGGATGCTTTAAGTTCTTCACTGAGTTAGATATTTTTGATACTAACTTTATCAAAGGTATTTCAAATTTAGATCATTCTCCATCCAAAAAAGAAATTATAAGGACGGATGAAGACTTTAGGAAGTTTCACAAAATAAAGGATATTAACAGAAACGTATACGTTTTTCTGTACATTTTCTTTTGTTCCGGATCTCGTTTCGAAGAAATGACTCAGGTAAAAAAGGAGGATGTGCACCTGGATAGATCATTTTTCTGGGTGAATCTGAAAAAAGGAGGCAAACACACAAGGTCAATGCGGCCAATCAACATGAAAGCCTGGAAATATTGGAAGGAAATATATGATCTCGCAGGTCCGAATCAATACCTTTTTAGCTATCATCAGCTCCCGAATGATACTCCAGTAAAAGCGAATAGCATGTATGACATATCTGCAAAGTATTTGAGAATGGTTGGACTTAACATCACAGGATATGCTTTGAAAGGTTCTTGGTTAAATTTGGTAAGTAAAGAACATGGCTTAACAAAAGCTCAGGAACTTGCCGGACATACCACTCCGAACACTACAAAATTATATGCTGTCGATTATGAGGAACATCAGGTAGAAAGGAATAAAGATATTTCAGTGAATTTCTAAAAATTAAGGCACCCGTTCCGGTGCCTTAATTTTTATTATGATGAAATTTTACTTTTCCCATTCATATATTTTTTCTACTGAGAATCTACTCGTCGGAGAATTTACGATCTGAACCCCAGGTGTGGAAAGTTTCTTATTGATTTCATTGCTTGCTGCTTGGTAGTTTTTTTCTTTCAGCTGGACAAAGTTTTTCATTTCCATCCTACTATGATTTTTGAAGGAAGGAGTGAAATTAACATTACCGGAATAATTAACATCTACTTTATCAGCTCTCCATATATCATAAGATTTATTCAAAACCCTAACATCCAGGATTAAACCTGGCAGTCCAAAAAACTTGAACGGACCTGTAGAGTATGGTAAGTCTTTGGCAAAGTAGGCAACAATTTCTGATCCCCTGAAATTAGTTGTTGCTTTAGTACACAAATAACCGGCAATCTTCCTGGTAGAACTTTCGTCGATACTCCAGATAGGCTTTTCCACTGAGTCGTGTATGAAATATTCTTCTGTACCATTTTTCAAGTAATCATTGATAAAAAAGTCTCTACTATTTTTATCTGAAACTTTGCTAATGAAATAATATGCATTTTTCTTCCCGTTTTTCTGGATCACTGATGCTCTACCATCAACGTACGTTTGTTTTGTGAACTGAATTAATGAGTCTTGCCTACTGATTACATTATTATCTTGAATATACAAATCTTCTGTTACGGTTGCTATTTCTGACCTCACATTCGTGTACTTCACATGAATTATTTGTCCTTTGAGGAAAAAGGAAAATAGAATTATAAAAAGAAAAATAATTTGGTTAATCATTATTATTAATTTTTAAATAAGGGGGGTAACTTGTACCCCCTTTCATTGTTTAGTTAACATATCCCGCATTGCTGTTCATTGCAATCATAGTCCTCTGCCAGACAACACAAGACATCAGGTTTGGTTGATCAGCAGAATAGAAGGTTTTGACATCACTTACATGACCTTCATTGTCATAATATGTGATAGTAACCCCACAAGTCTCAGAAGGCTTTTCTTTTGACTCTTTAACAAGCTTTACATCGCCTGTTTTTGCACTCATAAGTCCTGCCATGCCTATGGCTGCTAAAAATAGCATTTTTTTCATAAAAATTGATTTAAATAGTTATTAAAATATTTTTGATTGCAATCAGACCAAATTTATATTTAAAATTTAAAAAAGCATTACGGGAATCCGTTTTGAGATAAAAAAATATCAAAATATTTTTGGGACATGGATGATCGAGCAAAGTTAATTCTGAAGTACATTAAAGATGGTTACCATCAAAAGGACCTACCTGAAGTTTTGCTAAAAAAAGAGCATATAGTAATAAGTTTATCAATGATCGAAAAGATATTGAAGCAAGTCAGATTATATTATGAAGCAAATCACATGTTCCACCTGGCTTTTATCTTAATTGAAGAAAATTATTTTCAGGAAAAAGACGACGAAACAAGTGAATGATGTTTTCATGTTTAGTTCTACCCGCGCCCCTATCGATAAGATAGGGGTATTTTTTTTAACTTAACCGAAAAAAAATCCGATGGAAATACAAGGAACCGTTTTAAGCAAATATTCAGATAGGATAACAATAGTGACTGAAGATAAAATGCAGGAAATTGACATCTTCGTGACCAGCAGCAGAAAGACGGATATCGTAGATTTGATAGAACGTGAATTCGTCCAATTGTCGGTACAAATTCAGTCTGTTGAATATAAGGGTGAAAAGTTGGGCAAACTTTGGCTCCTGCATGTTATATTCCCGAGAAAAATAGTGAAAGACACCAGACGCGGCAGAAAAGGTGAAGGAGACAGAAATTGGAGCGATGGGAGGAAATAAAAACCCCCGGAATAATCCGGGGATAAAAAAAACTAATAACCTTGAAAACTCATATTAAACTCTGAGAATTCTCTGAAGCAAAGATATTTGTATCTTTCAAGGTTAAATTGTGGATTTCCGTAAGGCACATTATTTTAGTGCGTCATATTTTTTTATAATTAAAGCAATCTTTTTGTAAAGTTCTTTCTTCTTCAGGGTCAAATTTTGCATGTCCAAAACAGAAGACAGAAAGCAAATTTCCCACAATACAGAAACTCCGGCTCCCAGATTGAGAATACCGATACGTGAATGCTGACTTTGATTGTCGGGTTTAACCCCTCGGTTCCTGATGCCCAGCACTTCCGATGTCGTCCTGCTGATCTCATCTGCCATCAGGTATGATAGTGAATTTTTATTTTCAAAATCTTTGGCATTTACATAGCATTCGGTGCCGCCAGCTGTCGGATGCCCGGCATTAAAGTGCGTATCGAATACCACAGACCCGCTGCCCGGCTTTATTCTACTCTGATATTGCGAATTTGTTTCATAATCCTTATCCAGGATTACTTCCGCTGGATTAAGATCCTGTTTGATCGTGTCCCGGGCTTCTTTCGTTAATTCCCGTTCAATATATCCGTTTGCTACCGCTCCCGGATCTGCATTATGGTGCCCCGCTGACAAGAATATCATAAGCTATTTTTAATTTTATTAATTAATCTGGAAAAAGGATTCGCTTTCCGAATCCATAGGATCAACCCCAGGACTGCAATAATCCCAAGGCCCCAGAGTATTACCGTTATCCATACTCCGAATTGAAAGCCTTTTGCTTTAATCTCTCTGGTCTTTTCAGTGACTACTGCAGCAACCTCTTTTATAGTTTCTTTGGATACAAGGTCCCGGGCGGTCTGCTGGATGACGTTCGTAGAATTCTCTTTTCTTGACTCTTTAGTATCTTCTTTAGAATTCTTGAAATGATTATTGATTACGTAGTCCGCATTGCCTCGGATTGTAATGCTTTGCAAAGTATCAGACCCAACGACATTATGGAATTCCAATGGGTTCAAAGAATCGCTTTTACCTTTTATTATGATGTCGCCTTCAAACTCACTCTTTTGCTGTTGAACCGAATTATCAGTAACTTTTTTAGTTTCGTTTTTCTTTACCGTTTCACGCAAACTATCGAATTTTATCCGTTCTATGTCCGTCCGTCCTTCAGTTTTATAAAAGGATGCTTTTTGCTTGGTCCGACAACCTAGAAAACTAAACAGGATTATTAGTATTAGTATCTGTTTCATCTTTTTGGGGTTTTAGGTTAAGATCTTCGATATTCAAAGTTTTGTTAAATTTCTCTATTCTGGAAAGTAAGGCGAGCGACGGAATCCTACCCCCGGATATTATTCCCATGTTCACCAAAGCATTTCCAGCCAGATAAAAGAACATGATCAATTTCAGTGGAACCTTGATATAAACGCTATCAAGATCCGCATCCGAAATAATTTGTATCAATGCCTCGCTAATAAAGTAGAACAAAATCAGAAGGACAATCTTTTCCATAAATCCCCTGATCATGCTTTTAAAAGAGAATGTATGTAGTTTCCAATGTTTCCAAACACCCAGTATCAGATCAACAAACAGCATAGCCACCAGAATAATGATGAATACCTGGGAATCAATATACCATGCTGTAAACTTTTCTGTTAGGCTTATTCCAGCAGCTGGAACAGCCGCTAATTTGGCTGAGCTCCATATCTTCCCGCCCAATCCGCCGGAATGGATGGAAATTAAATTCTTTATTAAAAATTTCTTTATCATAATTTGTTATAAAATTATTTCATGCCCTTCCGGGGTTTCTGGATATTCACCGCTGATGGTACTGTCAAAAACAGTGATCCAGTTCAAACCGTCCGCGGAAACTTGTGTTTTTGTGTTATGGTGCGTTCTTCCATCAGGATAATGCCATACTTTAATACCTGTAAGCATATATGGTGCGCCTAAATCTACCGTACAGTTATACACATTGCCGTTTATATCTGTGTATACCGAATCGAAGGCAGACGTATCCCCATCAGTAATATTAGGTATAGAAGTATTTGCTGGGTATGAATCCCCACCATTTTCCGGCGTCACCGTTGTATTTATTGTCGCAATTTTATTAAGTGCTACGTTTGCCCCGTTTTCAAATGCTTGTATTTCAGCCCATACGGCGGCACCGTTGGTTGTACTTCCCCCGCAATAATCCCGAATATATCTAACCTGCATGCCTGTTGAACCAAAAATTTGATGATCGTTCAGCATTCCCTTTTGATAAAGTATTCCATTGCGGTAAAATTTATCGTACTTATTCCCGTTCCTATACATGTCTTTAACTTTGGATATAATACTCTTTACCGTTATTTTTTTCAGCCGATGATAAAGCGTCGTACTGGGACTGTGTAAGGAAAACTTTATGATCTGGCTTTACCACGTCATAGCGGCCTCCGGATGCCTCGGTGTGGGGACCAATTTTTGACCGCCCCTCTACATGTGTCACGCCGTTATTGGTAGTCTCAACACAGTTAGCAAAATCCAGAGCTTTAACAGAACGGAGCACCACCTCAGAACCATTATTAATAATTCCTTTTGGTGCGTCCCCAGAAACTTTGAAAAGTAGTGATTCATTAAAGGTTGTAATCCCCCTACAAGTTGAATCAAGTTTTAACCAGAACCCGCCTTTTACATGTTCAGACCAGCAATTATTGAACGTCGCGTCAATACCCTCATTTGATGGACTCATATCAGTTAAAACTACAAGACCAGTATTAGTGTTGCCTGGTGTTCCACAATGCTCCCAGTCGCATTGTTCAAAGACGATCTGAGCACCGCCGCTGATCGATGTTCCGATATTTGAAATGTGATCACATTGTACTAATTTCATACGAATATCATTACATTGATATTCTGCTGTTCTGCCGATCCTTAATCCGTTAGGTGATCCTCCAATTCGCAGATGTTCAAGTTCATAAAGCAATGCTCCTAATGACTCGAATGCAACATCCGTAAAATTCCAAATTGATATATTTTCATATTTAAAAAAAGCATTTCCAGGACCAACATAGATGCCTTTTTCCGCAATATTGCCGCCATCTAGCTGCATATCCCTTATAGGTTGCGCAGTATCGTTATCACCGTACTTTTTAACATTGATCATCACGGCAGATGTAGTAGCCTTCAGAACGGTTCCGCCTGCTGGCAGTACCCGGCCGCGTAAAGCTCCAATCAGGGAAACTGAGTTCCATAGCTGAATGGTTCCGTTAATAAGGATATTTCCAACAGGCAGAACGATTGTAGCGCCTTTATCTTTGTTGGCTTCAATAAGCTGGTTAATGATTGAAAGATTTGAGCTGGCAGAATTATTGGCAGATACCCCGGCTGTTTCAGCAAAAATCAAAGTGTTTGGAATGTTGATTCCACCCCCGCCCCCGGCGTTATTATCAATATAAGCCTTAATGCTATTGTCTGGAGTGCGTACCACTTCTACAAAAGACGTTTCAGCCCTTTTCCTAACATTGACCCAGAGTTTTGAGTATACAGCAGGTTCGATGTTGATCTGATAGGCATTCAACATGTAATTAGGAACATTGTAAAGACTTACATATGAACCATCTGATATTTTTTGTCCTATAACCACTTCAATACCCTGATCGTAGTTCCGGGTGCTGGCAGTAATTTTCAACGCTGTGACTCCTGATGCGTTTATCTCCATATAGTCGGAATCAAAATACGGTGTGATATTTCCGTTTAAAGATTTAAATCCACTGGCTACAAACGTTGTTTTAATTTCATTCTGAATGAAATACTTTGCAGCGGCTTTCAGTCTCGAAAAATCATCATCCTTGGAACCGGGAATGAAAATTTTATTCTGCGTACGCTTATATATTTTAGCATTGGCCGCAACTGAAGATTGTAAATTGATGTACAGCCATTTGTATTTTCCTGCTTCCACATCTACGAGCTTATTATTTAGCGTTGTATTATTGGCCGGTTCATAAATACTTTCATATGTACCATCAGAAACCTTTTTCCCATAAAAGGTTAAAAGACCGTGATTTTTTGTCAGTCCGGATAAGCTAACCCGGTAAACGCCGGTAGCGTCAATCTGTGCAAGTGCCTGGTATGCAGTGAATGGCTTTAACTGAGCATTATCGGTATAGTCACTGTAGAAACCCTGTATGAAAGGACCCAGATCGATAATTTCATCGTTCGTTTTAATATTGGCCGTCAGGTAATCATTTATCTGCTTGCCGGCTTGTGCGTCAACGTTGTTGGTTGGATCGAACTCTGCAGCCACGGTAACGCCTGGCAGGTCGATTATATGCTTTTCTGAAACTCCATTAGTCACCCAGATCTGAGCGATTTTTTTGACAAGATCCGTGGAATCAATAATGATCGGATCTCCATTTGAGTCTTTGAAGTTCGTGTACGTTCCGGATGTACTTACATCATACTTTTCAAACAAATCGGCATCACCCGGACTCCATGGCAGCGGGGTTGTGCTGGGTACAGCTTTCTTAGTACCTGAAATTATCGATTTTTTTAAAAGACCGTAATCGGTCCTCACTAAATCGCCGTTTGCATTGGCGGCCAAAATATCCTTTGGGTCCGTGCTATTTGCAAGCTCGGATGCCCTCTTCATTATGAGTAACGCGGGGTTAACTACTTCTGACATCTTTATTCTGTTTTAATTACTGTATATGTTTGATCGCCTATCACCTGATCGTCTTCATTTGAAAGCAGGTATATTTTCTCGGTTCCTTCAACCGGTGCTCCATACCCCTTCAGCGTAGCGGAAAAAGTCATAAATGCGCCTGGTTCATCGGTAAATGAGATACTTGTTATATGTGCTTTACCGCTGTCAACATACCATCCTGCAAGGGTTCTGATTTTCCATTCAATAAGGGTTCGACTGCGCTTGAAATTTCGCAGTTCGCGATAAGAAATGACATTGTTCCCGGAATCGGGATCATCTTTAACGATAAGTCCGGTCGGGCTTAATGTGTAGCTTTGAAGCGTAGGCCGTTCGGTCTCCCATCCGCCGCTGTCACGCGTCGTGGTTTTGATGGTTTCGGAGTCTTCAGAAAAAGGACATGAAATAATGCATGCAGCAGGTAGCCACTCGCCGTTTTTTTTGATATACAGTAGACTTTCCTCCCCTTTTATTTTATCCTCCATCTTCATACCGTCTTACTCTAATATAGTGATTTTTAGACAATTTTAACCTGTGTTTCCTCTCCCATATTGTCCTTTATGTCGACAAAAAAATCATCCTGATCAATATACTCACTCGAAAACTCCCGAGATGTTAATTTAAGCACCCCTGTGTTTGTCTGGAATGACCAATTTACAGGCTGATATTTGCCCGGAATTCCATTAATCGATATAACACTCAGATAAGGGATGAAACCGCCTGAATTGCCATACAGATCGCCTTCAAAAACGAACATAGGCCGCGGGCTCAATCTCAGGTTATCTTCAGCGTTTATTTCCAGCAGCTCTTTTGCTTCCGTCCTTCCGGCGCGGAACCATTTTTCTGTGGGTGTATCCGCATCTTTTTTGTAGATGGTACCGACGTACAGATCCGACTTTGAATCACCATTGTAAACGGTTTCATTGGCCTTAGTAACGGTTGATGTCCGGGATTTTCGGCGCCCGGTATAATCACGGCTTTTCACATTACCACCGCTTGGAATTATTTCGATGTTGTAAATCCGAAATTCTGCAGCCGGATTCCCAACGTTTCCGACATTGTGCCGGTCCCGAAAAACGGTTACGTGGATTTTTCCGGAAACCGGGGCGCGTAATTCGGCTTCATATGTTGCATCACCGTTCCCTGTCATTTTCCGCCCTTCGATGTTCGTCCCGGCACCTGGATAGAACGTCGAACCGTCCCAGGTAGAATTGACAACCTTGTTGATTACTCCACCTGTTTGCCATTGACCTTCTTCGAGGTTGAAATATCGGTCTTCTATCCATACGGCGAACCTTAATCCGATGGTATTTGTATTAAAATTTCCGAATCGAATACGTACAATGAAATTAGAATTCTGTACAACATCAATACTTTGATTTAAGGATATCAGGGGCGGATCCTGCGAACCTTGCCCCGTGAAAGGATCAGAAGCCAGGCCCGCGCCGCCCGGAAGCCGCCGTACGCCCCCGATAGATGTCTCAACAGTCCATCCCGGAATATCTAATCCGGATCCGGATAATTGCAGCCCGGAATTATTTAAAACTGAACTTGCGCCGCCGTATTGGTAAATGATCCTATAGGCCGGTACACTGGCAGCTGTTGATTTTCGCTGAACTTTATTAGCGTGGAATAAATCGAATCCGTCAATCTCACTTCCGATCGAAACGTTTGGCCGCACAACTGAAGGCCCGACATAAAGACCATCCACATACCGGGTAAACGTAGTAACTTCTTTGAGGTCGATGGGACGATAGATAAACCATTCTCCATGCATCTGAACGATGGTAGAATTAAATATTTTCAGAATCGAAGTCAGGACATTTTCACAATCCATCGGCTCGCTGGATTGATAAAAACGTTGCGTATTAACAAATGTTTCCTGGAATGTGGAAAATCCACTGTATGTGTCATAGAAAACATCACAGTTAATATTTATGGGCAAATCCAGGCCGGTTTTATGCAGACACAGTTTTATAATGTCGAACATCGAATATTTTCCGGATAGCGGCGTTCCGTTATCGCTGGTGAAAGCTATATTTTTAAGAGTTGATAGTCCGTCGTAAGCATCTATACTCAAAGTCCATATGTCGTAAACGTAATCCTCAAAAATTCCATCCGGCTTCAGGAAACCAATAAACAGGACCTTATTATCCCGTTTCAAAATTACCTTAAACGTCTTTTCCTCTTCAGAATATAGGTCCTGTAGGTTTAGATCCAAACTCGCTTCCAGCTGCATCTTTAATGAACTGGCAATAATGGAATCAAAAAGATCTTTTTTGTCCTGGTATGAATATTCTATTGTCCCATTCACGGGCGTTGAATTCCCCAAAAACCCCAGCTGATGAATCTCACAAACAGTCACCACACCCTCCGGGTCCGCATGCTGAATGTTATATTTTTCTTTATAGGTTTTGGGAGGTTCCGGAATAACTGAAGTATCATCAATAACTTTCAGGTATATCGGGACAATCCTTTCCGGGGAATTGGATGCAGTTAATGATAGTTCGTAGGAATATTCACCCGCCGGCAGATTAAAGTAAACAGGATTGATTGAAATGTTTACAAATTTTGGTTTCGTAGCCTCAACGATAGGAGGATCGAAATTAAATATCACATCCGAAGTGTAAGAAATCCATTTATCACTATTTGTGCTTTCTACTCCTCCAACGTCGCCCGGATCCTCTGAGAATCCGACATCAAATAATGTAACAGAAAACTTTGTATTTCCTGTCAAACTTTGGTCCGCAATATTGTACGTTAAAGCTATGTTCCCGGGGTTGACCCCTATACTATTAACCGGCATTAAGTCTACTGTTTTTATATCCCTGTCTTTCTAATGCACCAACCAAGTCAGTTCCTGCAATCCTGAAAATAACTTCGTTACTTCCGGAACTTTCTCCAGATGAATAATTTGTTGAATAAGAATTTCCATTGTACGCACTACCGATGGATGAAGTTGTTCCGCTGCTACTTCCATTCATTCCTGATTGGGCCCGTGATCCGATAGCTCCGCCCGCTATAGATAGGGCCGCACCCACACCTATGGCTATTAAACCGGCAGCAATAGCCTGAAAACCTCCTGTCTTTATTATTTCATCTAAACTACCCTTGACGATAGCCAGTGTTCCGTATTTGATAAGTAAAGCCCCCATTTCAGACAGGAATTTCCCGAAGCTGTTAAGTAATGACTTTCCTATCGCTTCCATTACATTACCTCCTTTGCCTATTGCGTCACCAATAGCAGAAAACATATCGGTTAAACTCGATGAAATTCCATTGGCTGCCAAATCTTCAAAGTCTCTATTGAAATCAGATAAAATTCCCTGTAACCTTGCCTTTGCCTGCAATACTCTTTTTTCAGCATCATCAAGAAAAGTAATAGGATTGCCTGAAATATTCTTTTCTGAAATAGTGGGAGGGTTGATCATTACATCTTTCATATCATACTTAAATATGATATTCAGATCTATGGGTAAATCTTTATCCTTTAACTTATCTCCGGCCGCCACGGCTTTTTTCATCAACTCATCAGATAAGCCGTCAATATTAATATCAGCATCGACTTTGATCTTCTGATTTAAATTAAACCTGAAACCAGACCAGCGCCGTTCAGCTTTATCGATGCCTTTAATCATCTTATCAATGGCAGCCGTATTATTCTGATATAAATCTGAACCTGCGGTTAATACCGCTTCAAGCGCTCTTTTTGTTCCCCGTTTGATCTTATCTACATCTAAAGTCAGAACACCTTCTATTTGTTCACCTATCCCGTTCCATATTTTTAAAATACCCTTGCCAACATCCTTAAAATTTTGATACAAAGCATTCAAAGCAGCAGAAGCAACAACAGCTAAAGCTTCAAAGGCAAATCCAATTGAAGCAATTGCGGTTCTGAAAACTTCACTTTCATTGTAAAGTCTTTTGAATCGTATTATACTTTCTTCCAAGTAAGGATTTATTTTGCCCCAATTTGATACAACAGCAGCGACAAGTGCAATGACTCCGGCCGTTACAAGACCAACAGGGGTTACAAGGAATGTAAATGCTGCTGTAAGTGCACCGACCCCAGTCATGATTGTCGGCAGGGATGACATCAGAAGTCCTAAAGCACCAATAAGAGGTCCCAATGCTGCAGCAGCGGCTGCAATACCAATAATGAATTTTTGCAGTGTTGGATCCAGACCCTCAAATGCACTTATGATTTTGTCGATGAATTCTGTCACCTTGTCGACGATTCCGGCAATATCGAAATTATCATCGATAATTTTACCGATCCGTCCAAGGCTGGTTTTTATGGAATCACCCATATTTTCAAAAGCTCCGTTAATACCTCCCGTTACTCGCGGTAGTTTTTCCAAGCCTTTTAAGATTACGTTAAGAACTTCCTGGGATGTTTTACCCATTTTGGATATTTCATCGGATCTGCTGGTCCCAAACGCTTCTGTAAGTAATTTAGAAACCTGCGGAATGGCATCTTTGATGATATTTAAATCTTCACCCAGTGGAAAGGGTGTATTAGCAAGCTGCTGCACGCCGTAGATGGCACGCTCGAATTCTGCCCGGCCTTTTCCGACCGTGGCAACTGCATTTCCGAATTGCTGTAAAATGTTTCGTGATTTATTGGCATTGACACCAATAGCTTGTAAATTAATTGAGCCCCTGACAGCCTCTTCCATCCCAAGGCCCGGCAATTTAGCAACATCTTTAAGTTTTATAAATTCAGCTGAAGCTTTCTCGGTGGATCCCATTACGGCCTCTAATCCTTTCTGTAAAGATTGTATGTCACCGTAGGACTTTAGCGCGGATCCTCCTAACGCCAATATAGGCAAAGTTATAGAAGTGCTTAACTTTTGTCCGAAATCAGTAAACTTATCTCCTAATTCACCTATTCTTTCAACCCGACTAACAAAACCGTCAATTTTCTTTTCAGCCTCCAGGATAGCCCGGTCAAACTGGGATAGTTCCGCCCCTATCTCTATTTTCAAATCTGCCATCTTGCGCTTTCTCTATCTCCATTTTTAACATCTCCATTCCCCAAGCACTCACCCGCGTTTTGCTTTCACCATTGTCACCATCAATTGGTAAAAACTTTTCTATTGACATTTTCGGATGTTTCTCATAAATAGTCTGGTAAACCATGTACGAAATATGTCTGACCTGCCTCCATTGTTCCTTATTCTTACGATTATGACCGTCGAGTCTCAACATGAATTCTACCCAGGTCATATCTAGCACATCTTCATAAGAACATTCTAATTCTGAAAGAGCAAAAGAAATAATCTCTTGCTCCCATTTAAGTACATCAAAGCCGCTTTTTATTGCGGCTTTCTCTTTCCCCGGCTTCCTCCATTGGCAGCAGGAATTACGTCGTTAGATGAAGGCTTCGCTTTTTGCATAGAATTTGTGTAGGCTTCAATGAATTCAGCGAACGCCCCCTCGAAATTTTCAGCTTCACACCATTCCAAAACGTCGTGAAAATCAAAGTCGACTTTCTCATTGACCCTTTCACAAGCAAAGGCTAATGAGTGGAAAATAAGTTTTACGAAAAAAATCGTCTTATCTAAGCCTGTTTTTTTTCCTTCCTGCATCGCACTAAACTCTTCCTGAATATCTACGTTTTCAGATCTTTGAAATCTGTCCAAAAAACCCAGACCTAATTTTGCGGTCCTCTTTTTTCCTCCAATGTTTAAAATAACTTCTTTTGAATAATTCATATTTCTAGTATTATACTTTTAAATCCGTTGCTGACACCTTTCCTGAACCCCTTATGCTCCCAGAAAATGTCACTTCACCTTCAACCGGAGCACTCTTACTAAGGGACGTTAAATACCCTTTACCGAATTCGGTCTCTTTTGTCCCGTCTGACATCGTGGTTTCAATTTTCCAATAGATGAATGCTCCGGTTTCTGCTGCTGCATACATAAGCGCCCGTAAATCTTTGTACATGGCATTTGTACCATTATTTTCATACGCTACAGCTTCAAATGGCAGCTCATACGTTACATTGTCGACCATAGGATCCGGATTCAGATTGCATTTCGTTTTTTGCGAATCATTCATTCCTGTAGTGAAGTTTAATCCGTTCGAGGTTAAGCAACCTACTGGGAAATAATTTGCGGCAACAGTTGCTCCTGTTCCATTTTTGATTGCGGTGTAAATGAAAAGAATTTCATTTTTACCCAAAACCTTATTACTCATGCTGTTTTAAATTAATTGATAGATTGATTATTTTTCGATGAATTGTCTCTGTTGTGGTATTTAAACTCATATCTCCGGGATACGATACATTTTTATACTGTACGTTGAAAAAGTCAACTGTGAACGTGTCTAATTCTTGTAATACTCTTTCGACTATATCGTCTAAAAAGGCCCTACTGCCAGCATGTCCTTTAAGCCGGGTAAAAACATCGATTAAAATAGACCTGTTAAGATCTTGAGAACATTTAGTTTGATTATTATCGGATCCGGATTGGGTCGATAAAATGATGGCGAAATCATCATTATTAGGAGTGTTAGAATCATATACGGGAATTGTTTTCCCATCTATGATTATGCCGTTAAGTTTATTATATAAACCAGCTCTGATATATTTATCAGGATTTTTCCTCTTCATTTCCCTTCCGTCTGACTCTAATATAATGAAATAAAACGGATTATGAAATAGTTTTCACTTTCTATTAAAACGTTCTGTGAGGTCTTCAATTGAATCTTTTAAATCCTGAATGTACCTTTCACGTCCGGCAACATAAGCCGGGTATAGATATGGTTGGGGGCTCATGTACCCCCTTCCATTAATATAATACTCCCATGCCAGATCCTTCCATTCCTCAGCAACTTCAACCAGGGTTCCGGTTCCAAATTCTACATAAGCACCATAAGAAACATTTACTTTAATCCCCCATGTCAACTTATCTATCTTGTTTGAGCTGATAGACTGCCTCAAAGATCCTCCTGTTGATGAATTTTCTCCAGAGACAGAAGCCGATACTGGAGCACGCCGCGCTGCATCTGTTGCTATTTCCTGAGCAGCGATAGCAGTAATGGCTTCTACACGCCTATTTCCTATATCTCCAAATTCTTTCAGCTTTCGGATTAAAGCCTGAACGCCTTTAACTTCCATCGCATAATAAGTTTAATTCCTGTCCATCCAAGCCGACAGGCTCGATGCCTTTTATCATGTAAGAACTACCTTTGTACTTTACGAAATGATTTTCTGTGTAGGTAATACCGTTTTTGTTTCCTCTAACAGAAAAGATCACCGGATTTTTAAAATCCATAATTCCGAATCTCTCGAATTTTGCCCCGGCTCCCGTCTTAATTTTGCAATATATCTTTTTCACCAATGACGATACCATGTTATTTCCTCCGAAACCGTCAGAAACTGGGGTATTCACCCATATCTCGATTAAACGATCGTACTCCCTTGCTAACATGCGAAAAAGCGTTTATTTGAGTTTAGAATCTCATCTACTGCCATAGGCAGCAATGACGTGTTTACATTCTTTTCAGCTTCGTAGTAGAAAACTTTGATCATCTGGAGCGCCGCCTGGATCAGATCCGGTGGAACCTGCTCCCGCGTCGTATACCCAATCTGAAGGGTAACTGAATCATGATCATAACTCGAATAGTTTGGAAACCTTTTGCACGGTAATACGCCGGCCGGTGCGCTGTTGATGGGATAGTCATATACATCGATATAATCCAGGTACCCCCGGTAATAGGTTTTAGATTGAATTCTGAAAATATGGTTTGTGTTCCTCTCAATGAAAGACAAGGCCCCGGAAATCATATTTTCCAGGTCCTGATCTTCATCGGTATAATCTTCATCCAGACGCAAAAACCTCTTTACTTCCGGAACATCCAAAATATGGGTATATTGGTTCGGCATTTTACTTTGTTTGAATTTCTTTGCTGCCTGCCTTGGTTACTTTGGACTTTGCACCTTTCGGCATTTCTGCTTCTACCTTTTCAGAAAGAACTGGTTTATCATCAACACTTTTTCCTGTCTCCTCCAACTCTTTTTCCAGCTTTCCAGAATCAACATACACAGCCTGTCCGCTTTCTACAGCTGCCTTATTTCTCTTTGCTCCCAGGTCTAAAACCGTTCCTGCTTCATAATGTTCCCCCGTCTCGGTATCGAACGTCGGTTGTGTAATTCTGATTTTTGACATGATATTTTATTTTAAAATTATAATATGATATACTCTAATATACTGAATAATAATCGCTTTACAAAGAAAAACCACACCCCTGAAGGTGCGGTTTGTAAAGTAATAAATGAATATGAATTACACTCCTTGAGCTGCAGTTTTGTTTTTCACATAAGCATTCGGGAAATATGTTGCTAATGCTACCCTTTCCTCGATACGAATAGTGATCATGTTTTCGCGTGCATTTGTTCCATCCTGATCGAAAAACCTAATCTCTGGATTAAGCCTTGTAATCAATTGAGACGCGGCAAAGTCACCCGTTAGATAATTTCCTTTTGCCATTTGGCTTGCAGGTAAATTAATAACAGGCAGACCGGCGATTGATAATTGACCGTTAACATACCCCACTGTTCCCGGTGGCAAATCATACTCACCACTTCCGGAAGCTTTATTAAGCGCGATTGCTACAGCGTCCCTGTGATTAAGCAGAACATAATTTGCATCATGTTCGTTATCGCCTACTTGAGCAATTGAATCAACGATTTGTTCAACTGGCACCGTAAAGGTTCCGTTATACTGCTCAGCCTGAGGCATGATACCGTTTAGGTTAGGTGAAACACCGTCACCATTTAAGATCTGATTGTTTTCCGCTTTATACAGAGCTTTCAGCATGTTTGCCTGCAGGAATGAAGTCAGCCACTTAACATCATCGAGCATCTGTCTTGGAACACGTACAAAACCGGCAATCCATTCTACAGGTGCATTTACAGCGTCGAAATCAAAATCAAATTGCGACTTTGTTCCTGAAGCCCATGGTTTCGGTGCGCCCTCGCCTCCCTTGGCTCTAGGATACCAGATCGCAGATCCGTCTGTTTGACCACCTGGAATAATCTCACGCAGATATTTGGTTTTATCAGGCTGTACTAAGACGTTTTGCCGGTATTCCGTGACCATTGGAACCTGTGCATTGTTGGCAAAGTTAGACGTATAGGACATATCGCCAACAGCTTTCATTTCAATGAGCTCATCAAAGCCTTTAGTTTTAGCAATTTTGGAAATTCTTTCAGCGTTATTGGCTATTGTCTCAGCCAGATTATCATTAAAAGACTTCTGCTCTCCGGATCTACCTCCGTTTCCTTGCATTTTAATATCTAAGGAATCCAGATGCTTTTGCATTTTCTCAAAGTTCTCAGACGAAACGCCTTTCTCCTTCATTTCCTTAAATTCGTTTTGTAATGCTTCTACAGCTGATTTATACTCCCCTATTGCGGTCGTATGCTTTTGTTCCGCCGTCTGAAGCTGAGTCTCTAGGCCTTTGAATTTCGTTTCAATAATGCCGGTCAATTCTGTTTCTTCCATTGTTAAATGTTAAATGATAAATTATTAATAGCTTTAATTATCGGCTCGTAGTCCTTTGAATCGGAGCTTTGAGACGGCTTTTTCTTTTGTTCGATAGCCTCGACCTTTCCCATTTCAAACGCTTCACTCTGCATCATTTTTAATGCAAGTTCAAGCTGAATGAAAGTATCATCAGTCAGGCTTCCAGTACGCAGGATTTTCAGTATATCGGCCTGTTTCTGCTGAAGCTGCTGCAACGTAAGTAGAGATTTAAATCCTGTAAATGGTGTATTGGAATTTGCTCCGAGCGTTACGTTTGATCCTTCAAAAAGATCTACTTCCAGAAGTGTTCTGGTGTTCTTTTGTTCGTCGTACTCGTACTTTGTTGTAACATAACCGTATGAATGTTCGTTGATGATTTTTTCAGCATACAAAACGATTGCATCATTTGAGTAACTGGTATTAGGGAGAGGATCACTTTCAAAGTAGAGACCTTCCTGTCTTTCTTCAAGAACGGCAAATTTGCCGTGTGGTTGTCTCCAGTCGTGATGATTAAGAAAAAAGATAGTATTCTTTCCCTTTGGTCCATTTTCGGCAATAGTTTTCGTAAACATTCCCATTTGTCCGATGTCTCCATCATGGTCTTTGTTGCCGAACGCTGTAAGGTAGCCTGTCACTACCCTGTTTTTTGTGTCAACGTCCTTAACGCTTCCTACAAAATCTTTGAACTCTAAAATCCCCTTCATTTCAAACCTGCATCTACTCTAATATAATGATTTAATTTGTATTATGAAATATTAATCATCAAAAACTAATCGACCATTTGCACTCCTTTTTGCAACATAACCAAATGTGCATCTACAGTTTATACACTCTTCTGCTGTTCCGTTTTCCCGATCGCCCGGAAATTTCATCATTACGCCGCCGACATTGAACATTTCATCTTGATCGATTGTAGTTCCGTTCAAAGCAATATGGGAAGGCCGCTCCCTGCCATCGTTTTTACCTATCCACTCCTTATTGAACTTTACGCCTGATGTATCTGCTGCCAGTTCCTTTGCCTTATTCATTGCGAAGCTGGTTTCTGTCCTGGCTATTCTCATAGCCTGCCATTTGTAGAACTTTGGATCATTTACAGTCTTATGGATGCGATCCCGCATTTGTTGGGTGGTCTCATTCTCGTTTGCGGATGCTACAATCTGTCCGGCTACACTTTGGGCGATAGTTTTGCTTAAGGAGGTAATCAAGGTTCCAGCATTACCTGCATAATAGTTGATAATGTATTTTTGAAATGCTTCAGAAAAAAATGGCAGCGGTTTCCATGTCTTTTTTTCTATTGGATTATCTTCACGTAGTTTTTTGGCCACGTAGCGGCCATATGCCAGTCCGGTAGTAAGGTGTATTTTGTACAAAACCTTTTCTAGACTTTCCTTATCAATGTTTAGGAAAACAATAGCCTCAGCGTTTTCAGCGGTTATGTTGTCAAATAAGATATTAGCAAAGATCTTTTTATACTCCTTCAGTAATGCATTGAGATTTTTTGCTTCGTACGCTGCATGATGCTTTATAAAGTCGTTATAAACTGAATCAGACATTATATTATACTATTTTTCAGCATATCATATGATTTCGTGACATCAGAAGCGGTTATTCCGACATCATCAATCCTTTTCATTCCAGCATTGATCCAGACAGTATCCATTCCGTCAATCTTTAGGCTTTCTGCCTTTGTAGCAATTCTAATTTCGTTAGGAGTATAATAAGCTTCTTTCATCCATTTTACAAGTTCTGCCATATCCTGCTGCATTTCTGAAAGTTCAGAGACGTCAAACTCTAATACTGAATTTTCATAGCCTTTGAATAGCCTGATAAACTCATGGGTTAATGTCTCCTGCAGCAATACTAAATCCGGATGTATATTATCCGTTACAACTCTCTTTCTTTCCTGCTGCTGCTTGTCGTATTTGCCGCCGTCATCGTTATTCAGAAGTGAGTCAGACCAGCCAAATACGTTACAGATTTGCTTCTGATCATATTTCAGGTAATCGAATGGCAGAAGTTCTTTTGTGTCCAGTGATAATTTTGTAAATTCCACAGGGGCAGATAGTGTTGTGATTTTAGAAAGCCGGCCGGATGCTTTATCCATTTCAAGCAATTTACCTTTAAGTTCTTGTGCTTGATCAGGAGATAAAGCCCCCCGGCCGTTCCCGTCTCTATCCTTACCCGATATCAGTCCGAAAACCCCGCTATTTTTCATCATCTTTACATTATTGCTTAATGCCTCGTTTGATGATTCAAGATTCTTTAAAAGGGCCGCAACGGGTGAAAGTCCGTAAAGATGCGAACCGTTGAAATCAAAGAACGGGTTAGCTGTCTTGATATGGATAACATTTTCTTTCGGGAACCGGATGTTCTGATCACCATCCGTCAACATATAGTAATCGATGGGATCTGGATCGCTGATCACGTCTACGTCCTTTTTAACGACAATTTTAATCTTATGTGATGGCAGTACGTAAAACAGTTTCGGTACACCAGCGTTCACGCCTTCCTTGGGTGCAAGCTTAAGAAAGTAAACGTTCCCGGTTAGCTTAAGAAACAGTTTATAAAGATCCCAGATGTCGATCCATGTTTGATTCGGGTTAGGCCGTTCCATTGGAAACTTCAGGGATCTTTCTTCATAGGCCTTCGTTTCGATCAGGCGTTTATCTACATACTGTTTGTGATTGTAATTTCCTTTGGTGATTGCTTGCAACGCCTTCAGGTTTGAGTATTCCTGATTGTCTTTGATTTTCTTCACATAGAACGGTACAGCCTTTGTCTTATCGCACATTTGCCGTACTACGGTGAAAACATCCGGATTCGTTCCAAATCCTTCTTTTAAATACGTGGATGCTTTATTGTCGTAAGAGGCGGCACGCCCCCCGATGTACTTAAAAAAAGCTTCATTAAAGATATTTGAAAACACCTCTTTATTTACAGGTGCTCCATGCCAAATACTATTTATAGTGTCTTTTAACCCCTTCATTGCCTTCTGCATTTACTCTAATATACTGATTTTAATCGGTTTTCATCAAGCTTGCAACTCCGATAAAGAAACTTACATACAGGAAACTTAACCAAAACTCCCATGGCATGAACTGGCAAAATATCGATTTAACGATATACAGAAGACAGACGAAAAATAAGGCGATCAGCGCCCCAAATACAAAGTATTTCATGCTGTTTAGCTCTTAGAGATTATAGATGTGTATTCGATCACGATGGGATATTTAATGATATTATTTAAGCCTAGTGTAGCCTGATCGAGTGAAAGATAAATTTCCCTTTCATTACCCCAATATACTGTATTGCCCTTTTTGTTCACATCGGCCCAATAACTGTTTTTATGAGTAGTCCTGAAGGGCCAACGTCCTTTGGTTACTGTCTCTGTGACCTCCTTTTGAATCACAAATATATACTCTGATTCTTGTACAATCCTGAAATTACCTTCCATATTCTTGGTTTTAAAATTAATATATCTGCATGTAGTTTTCGTTTTCCGGCTGTTTCGGGAAGAAACTGTTTGCCAACGAATCGAATATATCCGGGGATCTTCCCAGGCGTTTTTTGATATCTTCCTTTGGTTCTATGAGAATTTTCCCATCAGACCGGAATTTATATTTTATTTCGGCGGCCTCCTCTTTAAGGATTTCATTCGGCGGCAACATCGCATCATTCCCATTTTTGGGGTTCAGCCAGTCCCGGACTGCCCAGAAAAGGTATGCCCGCATGTTTGCGAATTCATATTGATCCGTGATGTCCTTAAGCGGCACAAAGTCTGCACCCTCACCAAACCCGGCTTTTGCTGAATACTTACAGGATATCGCCCGGCTTTCATATCCAAGCTCCACAATACGGGAAAATACCCCCGCACCTTCACCAATCGTGTCAATGCTGGCTTTCGCTTCTGGGTTCCGCTGTAAGATACCCACCAAGCGGCCGGCCGTGTTCATGTGATCCGGTACCCCTCCCGAATGATGAACGTCGATTTTATCAACGTAGTTGCCGTACCTGAAAAGCTCGACCGTGTTATCCCGGCCCATACCGGCGATATCGGATCCAACCATCAGCGGTAAACGTCGGTGCTTATCCCGATCCTGGCAAGCCTCCCAGCGAGCGTTTGCGAGTTCAATCCATTGCGCCGGGATGAGGGTATCAGCTGAGACTTTAGGGAACTTCCCCAAGACTTTAATACGGCATATGTCCGTTGGTCGGTACCATATGCCATTGTACTTGAAATCATCTTCTGTCTCCAGGACATCTTCCGGACGGATCACCGTACACCAATGTTCCAGTTTGTCTTCCAGCCAACGATGATCCACCTGCCCGGGGATTATCTCCTTCCGGGCTATTACGTTAGGAGCGTCCAGGGATGAAAGCTGGAACTTATTCCAGCGGTCCCCCTTCTGGCTCTTTGCGGCATACCCGATTGATGAGTTTGGGTTGAACACTATCAGGATCCTGGAATTCCCTTGCAGGTTCCCCTCGATGGCCCCGAACGTATCATCCGATATACCTGAAGCCTCAGTGATAGCAAACATAGTGTTGACGGCATGGAATCCGGACCACGCTTCATGGTTATGCTCATCGGCTTTGAAGCCGGTCAAGAACCATTCATCATTGCCGGTCCTGATGTCATAGGCATTTAGCTTCCCGGGAAGGCCGCCTATACGTTTTGCTGCTGCATTATACAGCCTGGATATCTCAGGCATCATGATGTTTTTCACCTGCCTATCCGTGGGGGCCGTTAAAGCCACTTTTGTATTGGCTACCAGATCACCGGCTTTATTCCACCGAGGCGTCATGTACATGAAGGAAATAGCACACACGGCCGTAATGTAGTCCTTTCCCCGGGCGGTTCCGGAAGCGACGGATGTACGCGGATTGTACTGAACGGATTCCAGGATTGCCTGCTGCTGCTTATCCAGGTTTACCCCTAATGCCTCGCGGGCAAACTTATTCCAGTCTGCCCGCCAAAAGTCAATCGTTTGAATTGCTTTATCTCTCATCGAACAATTGAGGCTGTATTACACTTAATTTATCAATTCTTGCTTTCCCGGCTTCAAAGTACTCTTTGTCAATCTCGGTTCCGATGAATTCAAATTCAATGTCTGGGAATTCTGATTGCAGGTTGATCACCGCTTCACAGCACGAAGCAGATCCACTAAAGAAATCAGCGATAACAATCTTTTTGCTTTTCATTGGGATTGTCAGTTTTAACAATCGCTCCAAAAGACGAACGGGTTTCTGAGTTGGGTGTATATTCCCGTAATGACTGCTGTTATCATTGATGATACTCTGTTCCTTCATTCCGTTCTCCAGAGCTAATAATGTATAAGTGCTTATACACTTTATTTGACTGGCCGTCTGATGAGTGGTTTTATATTTATTGGCTTCTAAACGATGGGTGTAATCTATACCTTCATCAACTTTTTTTAAATTACTAATAACCTTAGCATAAGCTTTGCCTTTATTGAAAAGTCCGCCTAATCTCTTAATATCTTCATAAACTTTATCCTGATCATATTTCTTTACTACTCCATAACATACCTTTACATTGTTAATTTTCCCAGAATCTTTTGTGAATATTGAAATAGTTTCATGGACCCTACTGATAGGAAGTACAGGCGATGACCCACGCCTTTTATTCCACACTATTTCTTCCTTAAATTTAAACTTAAAATCAGAAAGCATAGTGTTCCACCGGTAGAAACTTTCCCCACGGCCAAACATAACGATGAAGCCGTTTTTCGTTAAAAGCCTTTTGCACTCAGAAAAAAATTTAAGTTCATCAAACGGCCGCTCAAGCTTCTGGTTCTTTAAATATAAGTACGGCGGGTCTATGCAGATCACATCAATACTTTCATCTGGAAGCCGCTTCATTACTTCCAGGTTGTCTTCGTTAAATAGTTTTATCCTCTCCATATTACTCAACTTGATTAGATTGTGTTAGAAAGAACCCAAAACCCATATCAGGTTTTTTCTGTTCATTGTCTTTAGCGTAGAAACCGAGCATCCTATTAATGGTATCGATTGCCTTCAGCTTATCATAGGACTCGATTTTCTTAACCGATTCCTCAACCAATATTTCACCTTCCATTTTGATCTTTTCCTGCTGTACCGTCACTGACTTAATGGACGCGGAAATATTGCCCTGTAGCTCACTAATATTGATTAGCCTACCATGTTCATCGAAATAGTTTTTTACATCACCAAAGGCAATCTTTACCAGTTCTTGCAGGATCATGGTCTGAGTGATGTCGAGTTCGACAGCTTTGTTTTTCTGCTTTTCCTGAATGTATTCCTGTACCTTAACATTTCCTAACAAACGCGTACCCTGTTCGCTTGCCGTTTTAGGACTATAACCGGCACGAATAGCCGCCTGCGTAGCGTTTAGGTCGATAAGATATTCCTGGCAGAATTTAAGCTGTTTAGGTGTCAGTTTCATTATGATTTTAGAGCTTTAATAATTTCGATGATGGCATATGTAGGAATGCCAATTGTTGCGGCCAATACCCCACACACTACAGCGGCAATAAAGCCGATAAGGGTTAAGGACCCCACAACCGCCAAAATCATTTCTTTTGTTTCCTCTTTCATTCCCTAAGCTTTACAATGTGGATTCATTTAATTTTGAGATACCAAGCAAAATGTTTGCACCTCCTACTATGCACCATATGTAATACAAGAATGACTCATGATCTTTCTGATAAATTATCAAACCTACTCCCAGTGCGATAAGCAGTAAGCCGTAAATGAATGTTAATAAATTTTTCATGATTTTGCAATTACTTTTGTTTTAGCAGCCTCCAGCGAAGCCAATTTTATTTCCGGGGTCCGGTAAAGAATGGCATCTGTGGCCGTCCAGTTGGATTTGATTTCTTCGAGGGTCATTACCATTCTACTTTGATATAGTCACCATCACGAAAATCTGATACAACCTCTACCGATAATCCCTCATTACGTAGATGATCTATCGTTTCCTGGTCATATCTGGATGATGCAAATGTGGCGCTCGTTTTACCGTTAGATGCCAATGTTTTTAAGGTTTTAGTTACCTCTTTAATGAAAGGACTAGGTGTTTTCTCTTTTTTTAATGCTTGTAGTTCTGATTTTAAATTCATCGTCTTTTATTTTTAGGTTTCTTCTTTCGGTTCCGTGGTTTGGTGTAGTTGGAATTTTTTCGTCTTGGAGGCAAATCCAATCTTTCCATAGCTCCTTTTAATTCTTCCGCTCTATCTGCTGCACACTTAAAAATATCTTCCCAATTACCACCTTTAGAAAAAATCTCTTCTATTTGAAGAACAGGAATTGCTAATGAATCAGAGATCCTTTTCATTGTTATTTCTCTACTCTCCATCCTTTATTTTTTACCGGTTAAAAGCTTTGTGAAATTCATTACAAATGTTTCGGAGACGAATCCGGAAGGCGCGGCCGGTTCTGGTTCATTCATTTTCGTCTCATCCAGGTTAATTCTGGTTACCAGGTCTAATCCATCATATACAGATTCAGGACAAATGAACCTAACATCCAAGACAGATTTATCCACGAAAACAAAATCTGATTGATCTTCTGAACGGCTTATATACATTCCTGATTCCGGATATGATGCCGTTTTAGGTCTATCTTTACTTTCAAGGTAGATGCCCTTTACTTCAATAAAATGATCCATATTACAATGATTTACTTTTTAGATATTTTTTGTAGGTTTTCTCACACATGCACTGTGTGAGAATAGCGCCCCCGTCCAGCCTTCCAACCACTTTGTGAAATTTTTCCTCTTTGATTTTTAACTTTGCCAGGGTATTGATGGCATCTTGCCGCTGCTGCAACTGGTCGGCCCTTAACGCAATTTCGTTTTCTATAGCCTTTGATAAACCTTCTGACATTATTTGAAATTTAAATTATTACTAAAAAAAATAACCCACCTCTTAAAGTGGGCTATTAAAAACACATCTGTTAGAACACCAGCATAAAAAATCCCCACTGCATATAGCAATGAGGAACACCAAAATATTATATATGAAAATTGTATACATAAAAAGTAAGCGCTAACCCCTTCATTTCCTAATCATAACCAATATCACTCCTGCTCATCACGCTTACCAAAATCAAACTATGCTCTCACGCTTTTGCTAGAACAAATATAGCAATGCTAGATTTAACCACCAAAAAAAATATAGCATTTATTCTAAATTTTTACATATCTCAATGCCATGGCTTACACCTGCATTAAAGCTGATGACAGTTATAAGGGCTATTGCTATGATTATGATTGCGAAAACAGCCATGAAGGCTGCGAATTCGCTGATGGGTTTATCTTTCATAGCCGAGTAGTTTTTTAGCAGTTTCAGTAAGCTCAATATCATGCTTGATCAAATCTTCGATCACCCTATTTGTCCAGGATATCCAAATAGATTGACTATTATGGTACACGACATAGTAATCCCTAACCTTTAACACGGTGCATCCAACAAACAAAACCCTTTGTTTTGCGTCGTGATATTCGTCATATTTTTGTAAGCTGTCTTGTATAGTTACTTTACTTCTTTCAAAATCAAAATAAGGCATCCATTTAATAACCTTACTGCATTGATCTACCGGAACAAACATTCCCAAGGTCAAAGGCTGCTTTAAAAACCTGCAATAGTCAATCGTTCGTCGTACAAAAAGCCTATCTAATTCAAATAACTTTCCGCTTTCTTCATACGGTATCTTCTTTTCTTGCAGTTCAATATAATCCGTCATTGGTATTAATTTATTTTCCATTGCTTAATTTTAGTTTATGCGATTAGTGTGAATTCTTCCCGCTAATTTTGCGTAGAAAATTTTTTCTCTGGGATAAATCCTTCTAAAAAAATTCTTTGCTTGTCTTACGCAGGAAGCGTCAATTATAATTCCATGCGCGTAACCGGTTATATTATACTCTTTCATTGCTTTTACTTTCAATTAGTTTGACGTATGCTCTTATTCCTTCTACGGTATTGCGGTTTCGAGGGTAATCGTATCGATTCCGCAACGCCGGATCCAGATCGTGATTATATCCTTCCCGAATTGCCCAACGGTAACTCAGAATGAGTTCAGAAGTAAGCAGGTGCCGGTCCTGCGTTACTTTATCCACCTTTTCCAGAGCTACGGTCATATACCAATCGTATTCCGGCTTTTCGTACACCACCGGAACCGGAATCTTCAGGGTGATAGTTTCCTCCAAAGTGAATTGCGTTTTTCGCTCGCGCTTGTAGACTTCGTTTTCTTTAACGGTGATCATAGCTTTCTGTTTTAAGGGTTTTTGGGATGAATTCCCCGGCAGGGATGCCGAAGATGTTGAAGTGCCATTCTAAAAGTTTGTCAATAAATAATTTAGGCCAATAAATCAACTCCCAGCCTTTGACAAGTTTATCAATGCCTATATCGGTATCGTAATCTTTCGCTCCCAATTCCTCAATACAGTGCTTTCTAAGCTTTTGTATAGGAACAAACCTTTCCCCCTCGTGTTCTATTTCCTTTGTTAGGTATGATAGGTCCCATAGGTGCAATCTAATAGTGTTTAAGTGAATTGCATCCTCCAACACTCCATAGAAGTTTTCAGTGCCTAAAATCAGCTTATTTGGCATATCACAGGTTAAATCTGAGAATGCTACGTTGTACGGCAGATACGCCGCGTATATCTTTAGTTGTTCTTCTGTTGTCATATTGATAATTCGTTAAGGTCGTTTTCTGTTAAAGTACCTTTTTCATCTACAGCGCATCTAAAGTCAGATAGTGGTACATTCATTGGGAATCCATTCGTTTCTTCTCTGTCAATATTGAATACCAATCCATCACCTGGCTGATAAAATAAGTGTAGTTCCATCTCGGAATGTTTCTGGCATTCCATTTCAATTGCCGATAAAGCTGAATCCGCTTTGCCTTGAAATTTTTTATATTGATTTAGTAACTTTGAGATATTTTTCATCGTTTTCTTTTTTTAAACTTCCCCAGATTAACTGGGGAAGGGGGTTAAAAAATGCACAGGAACGGCGTTCCTTTTTTGGTTACCAGTACGTAATCTTTCAAATTGAAATCTTCATCATAATTATGCACTTCTTTCAGCTCGTCCAGGGACCCGCAATCCTCGCCATCCTCTTTGATGCCGGTAAGCGAATCCCGTAGGTCAATATGATCATTATCCGTCTCAAATTCTTCAACATACCACTTTTTATAATTTCGCTTCCGGAGCTCATAAGGTGGATCAACATAAAAGAATGTTCCGGATCTGTCATACTTTTTCAGGCACTCCCGATAATCCAGCTGCTCTATCTGAACGTTCTTCAATCTTTCAACAATTCCCGGCAAACGCTCCACGGCAGAAAGGTATTTCGATACGTTTTTTGACAATCCTCTTTCGGTTGTATTTACACAGGCATTAAAGCCTGTATATTCTTTCAGCCCGGATCCTTGGAAGGACATTCTGCAGCGAACGAAAAACCTCCTGGCCCATTCTATTGGATCATCGGAATAAATAGGAAAACAGTCCTTATATTCCTGGCGGCTGATTGGAGTTAAATCCAACTGATAAAACAATTCATCCGGGCGTTCACGTAGAACTCTGAAAAAATTGATTACACTGCCATCCAGATCATTCGCCGTGTCCAGGCTTGACGGTTTTTTATTTAGTGTTACCGACATTGATCCGCAAAAAAGGTCTACAAAATGGGTATGATCAGGAAAGAAATGATATAGCTGCTCTAGCCATTGGTATTTTCCACCGAAATAATTGATTGCTGATATCTTCTCTATTTTAGTTTTCATTTCTTCTTATTTTTGTGGTACGGATGTACGGACCTCCGGATCTCTTTCTCCATGTCCGCTACCGTTTTAACAGGTGACTCCTTTTTAAAAGTCATTTTGAAAGATTCTAACCTGTCAGAGTTCCTCAAATTCGATTGTGATTCGTGGCACATACCCAAAAATTTTTTCAGATTCTACTTTGGCGATGATTGCATCATCCGTGAATACAATTCCATTCATGGCATCCATAGTGCCTTTCATAAGGTTGTCGGTTAGATCCGGCTTTGTAGTCTTGTAGATCTTTTCCCCGGCAGATAAGGCGTTCAACTTTGTTTTCGTGAAACCTTTCAAGGGAGGAAATACAAAAGTTACTTTTACCTTCAATGCTCCGGAGTACGGAATGAAGCCCGATGGCAGCTGTCTCTTTACGTCAAAGGCAATATTCCGTTCGTTTTGCACAACCTCTTTAGATTGATACTTCTGTAAAAATGCAGCGCCGTTACTTCCTTTTCTAATTGCGAACCTTGCTGATTGTTTTGGCTGGGGAGTTCCCAATATTTCTAATTTCATTTTTTAATATTTTTTTCGTTCGTAAACCTGCATATCATCCAGATATGGGATTAATTGGTAATCTGTTGTTAGAGACATATCATTGAAAGGCTCGCCCCGCGTCAGATTTGCTGATATGATACTTTGATTTTTATCATTTTGATCTTTTTCAATAAGCATCGCTGTCTCACACAAATTCATCAAGTTCGTTCCAAGGGATCCCCGGGGCTTTCTGATCCCAGAAGCGGATCCAGAAGGATTTTCATGCAGCACCACAAGTATGTGCGTATGATATTGCTTTTTAAGCCTCAGAAGCCACTCTGTAACCTCACCACTTTCTAAAGGGCTATTGAAGTCTTGAAGAAAGTGAACAATATTATCCAGGATCAGTAATCCGCATTTTGGATTCATCTTTAGATACGTTTCGACAAGCTGTTTTTTTTGATGGATGGATAATCCAACTACGGAATAATAACTTACCTCACACCCGGTCAAACTAAAAATAATTCTTGTCGCATTTCTACAATGATATTGAGACTGCTCAGTGTCAAATATTCCAATCTCCTTCCTTTCATATGAAGAATGCAGCTTATTATTTTCACCTTTTAAAATCGCTTGGCAGATAGATCGTATAAAGGCTGATTTTCTAGCCTTTGCGGGTCCAAACAGTAGCGAAATATTATCTTCGGTCATGATCGTAATCCGGCGGCCATCCTGCTTCACTGAAAGAATCGGTATAGGGTCCGGGATATCGGAGCTGGGAAGAATCAAAAAATCATTAAGGTTCAGGAATTCTTCCGGTTTTTCAACGATGTCTAATTTTAATGGCTGCAACATTATAATTTCATTTTACTTAACGGAACGGGTTCTATAAATCTGAAAAAGTCATTATTCATAGCTTTGAACATGGGAAAGTTTTCCTTTGCGGATTGCAGCGCTTTTTCCAGTAACTCTTCAACCTGATCAAACGTGATACGATTATCTTCCGGGATAGGAACATATTCCTGTTTAGTAATTACCATATCAGCCCCCGGGGTATCTATGCCCTTACGGACCTCATCCAGATATTTGGCTTTATCTTTCGGGATTCGCTCGTATTCCTGGTAAATCCAAAGTTCATCTGCTATCATCCGGATAACTTCTTTTTTAGGATTTATCATTACAGACAATCGGGCCAAGGTGTTCGATGCTTCAGGCAATCCCATCGGAAATTTTATTTCAGACTCAGGATAAGCCTGTAAAATCGCTTTATTTTTTTTATTGGTGACTTTGTACGTCATTAGTAAATAAAACAGAATTAACGCATCTTCCAGGGCCGTGTTACGCTTTCTATTGTTCTCCTCCTGTATCAGGGTATTTAATGCTTCGATATCATGCTGATTTACTTTGATAGTTTTTGTTCCCTTGATAGCGTACTCAAATCTGTTGTGTAAGTGGTTTAGTGCTTTCATTATTAAAAATCTTTATTGCATCAACTACAAGCCGGTTAAAAGCTTCATTTTTTTCAATCATGGTATTCGCTCGGTCGACAATACTATCAAGCTTATACACGCCGTTTTCATTCGTTTTCCTTAATGATGGGAGTGACATTGTATTTTCAAGCCAGAACCGATCAAATCCGGCTGCATGCTTATGGCATTCCTCGAAAAACTTCCAGACCAGTATCAACCTGTCAGTTTTCTGATTATCTACCTCGACAATGAGCCTTATCGCATCATACCAACTTCCAATATTTGCATCGTTTAGAGTTTTATGGTTAGGGTTTTCCTTTTTCCATACTTCCCAGAAGCGATATGCCAAAAGAAAATATTTCTTGTTCCCTTCAAAATTCTTGTAGAACTCGTTGAGGTTTTCAACCGAAACAAAAGATATATTCTTATACTTATCCTTTATACTATTCTTTCCTTTACTTTCCTTTACTTTAATAGCATCTTTTTGCATTGCGGTTGCATGCGGTTGCATTGCAGTTGCATCTTTGCTCCATCTTTTATTGGCATTTTCCCGGGCGCGGTTACTTTTCTTATCCATTCTGTTCTTCAGACTTTCAGAGTAGAAACACTTACCGAAATCGCTTCCAGTAAAGGCAAATAACCTAAAGTCTTCAATGATGGATTTTATTTTTGCGGAATCAGTACGAAGGTCATAAGCTATAGTGTTATAATTACAGACACTCGTATAGTCTTTGGATTCTCGCAGCTTTTCAATCAATGCCCAATAGAGGCCGTAACCCTCCCAGCCGTGCTTCATACGTAAAGCAATTATTTTATCGTCAATTCTGGCATTACTATCGTGGCTGAAGTAATATGCTTCCTTACTCATTTTAAATCTTTGATATTGCAGGGAAATCTTAACCCGTTCATTTTTTCTGCTGTCACTGCGTTACCGCTGACACTGATGATTTTAACTTTATCTCCTTTTGCTGCCCAGAAGCACTTTCCGAATTTGGCATCTTTGTTAAGGACCTTTATTTCTCCAATCATAATTTTTAGGCCTCATCTTTCAGGTATTCTTTACAAAAACTTACATCAATAACAGCTTCACAAGGAATTACTTTTGCTGACTGAAGTACAATCTGAAATTCTTCATCATCCTTTTCTTTCTGAAACTTATCACTTAAAAAAGCCTCTATTAAGGCTTTACCGTTTTCAGCATTCAGAGCCTTCACAATAAAACCATTACTATAGGAGTGATCATTTTTAAGAATCTCAACTTCTATACTGTAAAATTTAGGCTCTCCATCATTTTCCTGGGAAAGATTTGTTATCAGAACCGCATTGTTCATTTCCTTTACACCCGCAACTCCGAAATGTCCGGGATAAGATTGTTCAATAAAGTCTTTTGCGATTTCTAAAGCGATAAAAACAGAATTAGCATACAGATAAATATTCTTTTTCTTACCTGAAATTGTTGCTGTTACACACCATGTCGAGTTTAGGTATTCCTCTGAAAAAATTCCGTCTCTTTTTTGATTACTAACCTCTACTTGTCTGATATCACCTGCTCTTAAATGAAAGTCGATGACCTGAAGATTATGATTGTCCAAAAGGGTTCCCACCTCGAGTATGATTTCATTTCTTTCAATTGAGACTACTTCCTGTGTATCTTCATCAATAAAATCTTCATACCATGTTCTTAGTAATCTTTTTGCGAGATAAAGACCTTTCATTTCCTCGATTGTTGAGGCGAAAAATCTATCTTCCTGATGTCTTGTTTTCAATTTTTCCATTGTTATAAATAAATTTTGTTATGATATTTTTCTAATTCGTTTTCAATAGTTTCCAGATGTGCGATATCTTTGGGCTCCGGGAGATATAGGTTAAATCGATTTACAGAGTAGTTCCGGAATCGCTCAATAGCAGTTGACATTTCCACTGTATTAAGTTCGGATGTGCTTCTCCAGCGCATACGTACCTCACCTGTTTTATAATTGATGAATTCCACTTCAAATAAATCCGGATTCACAATTTTTTTAAAAATTTCCTGCTTAATTTCTTCCATGGTGTCACCATATTCGAGGGCAAACCATCCCAAAATCAAATGCAGGTAATTGTTTTGGCTGTAGGTCCTATTTTTCCTCTTCTCCAAAACTTCAATTTTTGCATTTTTTGAAAACAGATGATTAAGCCTTTTTACGGCTTCTTTTCTATCTGTAGGTCTGGAAGTATCGAAAATCATTTCTTAAAAAGGAGTTTTGTTAAAGTCTATGATCATTCCGTTATCAGCTACATAGGTACTCTTTCCGGTAATCCCGGCCACTTTACGAGAAAAGTCCGCTTCATGGGAGTTGCCATCTGACAGGTGGATCAGAACTATGTTATTTACCTGGCTGAGGTTATTCGATTCAAGAAATTCCAAACAGGTCTCAATACTCATATGAGAATTATAGATCCGATCCCGTAGGAACTTCGCACCACTTAACCTGTTATTCATAATTTCCCCGTCATAATTCGCTTCAATGATAATATTGTTTAGGCCCTCAAATTTATACGGGCAATAAACCGTATCGGTGAGAAATAGGACGGTGCCGCAATCAGCATGATGGATAAGAAACCCGCAAGGCTCCGCCACGTCGTGGATCGTAGGAAAGGAAATAACTTTGAAGTTTCCAACTTTAAAATTTCCTTTTTGCGGAATTACTTTTTTCCGGTGATTATTTCCGGGAACAGTTTTCGAGAAAGTTCCTGCTGTTGCGTAAACATCGACTCCTGCCGTCATTACCTCGTTGATACTTTCGGCATGGTCTCCATGTTCATGAGTTACTAAGCACCCGGAAATTTTTTCCACATTAAAATCAACTGCTTTTTTAATTTCCCGGATATTTACTCCGCACTCGATCAGGAGGGCCTCCTGCTGATTTTCCAGCAGGTAGGCATTTCCCTTGGATCCTGATCCTATTACCTTCAACTTCATTAGAATGAGGGGCCGTCGGCAATTGGTTCAATTTCCTCTTCAATAACCTCTTCATTATTGATTTCCTCAAACTTCGCATCCTCTGCATCCTCGAAACTTAGTGTTTCCTTATTGGCATTTTCCCGGATATTCTGCTTAACATCCTCTGCAACCCGATCAACCGGCGCATTCTTTTCATCATCATCGTAAAGGATAGCATCATCAGATCCACGAATCAACAGTTTGCAAGCCCTGTTTATTACAGTTTTCATGGCCATCTGGTCAGGGAAGTTTTTATGAGCGGGAGAATTCCCTTTCATGGCTCCCTGATTCCAGGCATCACGAATTTGCTGCATGCTCATAATTTCAACGTCTTTCGATCCATCCACCATATCCATCACGGCGTAAGCCCCCACGACATCCTTGCTGCCTAAACTTTCCAATGTCTGTTTATGGCTGATGATTTTAGATTTTCCAGTTTCCGGATTAACTTCAAATTCAAACTGGTCCTGCTTGAATATTGCCCGGGCCTTGATATCTTTTAAACCGCCAAACCTTTTTGCCAGAACTATATTGCCTGTGTATTCGATTGAGCAATCCAGCTTATTACCGTACGGGATGAAGTCGCACTGTTTTTTCATAGGAGAAAGCCCCCACACTACCATTTTTAAAAGCGCGTTGGCAATGCTTTCTTTAGTACATACTTCCAGCACCGGTTTTTTTTGACTATTTTCTGCTTCAGATAAAATCAGATAGGCCGATTTCAGTGCGTTTTCTGGGGAATAATCTTTCGGGATACGTAATTCTCCGGCTGCCTGAAAAGCGTCAACTTTTGCCAGCACCTGTGCGGAAATATCCTTTTTTACTTTTTCTAACTGAGTGTTATTTTCTTGTGACATTCTATTATAGTTTTAAATTAATCGCAATATGATCTGTTACAGTGAGGGCATCCGGTTATTAATTCCTTCCCTGCTTTTTCAACTGAAATTCCAGTAATACGAACTTTTTCTTCACCTGTGAAATAGTCTTTATATTTATGTTCGATTGGTGTGTAGATGTTTTTTCTACAGCTCCAACAATTTCCACTCATCGGTGCGAAATGAGGATCCTTTCTTGTTTCACAATATTCTTTCTGAGCTTTTGCAGCTTCAACTGCTTTGAATGTTTTATTTTCCATAATTATGATACTCTTAATTTTTTGTCGTCTGGTGATACGAATAGGTTGATGATCTGGGAAGGACTTTCAATCAGCTTAACAACGCTTTCCCGGTTATCGATGAAAATAGGAGCTGATGTATTGTAAAAATCACATAAAGTGTTTATAATGTCGATCCCGGCATTGATCTTACTGGCAGTATTTGCATCAGAGAATGGAACGCCTTTTATCAGTGCTTCGCAGCATTCAATCATACCACCGTTAATTTGTACGTCGAAAAGCTTGAACTTTACAAAGGAGAATTTTTGATTGATCTTTTCTTCAATGGTGTCAACTTTCAACTTAATGAAGTTCTCAATGATATACTGCTGCTTTTCAATATTTGCAATTGATTGGGCCAGCATTTTTTCCTCTTTTTGAAGTTCGGAAATCCTACTATTTGCCGCTGTGATCTGATCATTAACTTTAATCATATCCTGTAGCTTCCGGATATCTTGTTGCAGTTCGGCTTTTCTTTCAGTGAGATCTGCGTTTTGCTGAGGTAGATCAAAAGTGACAGATTCCAATTCTTGTATTTTAATCGCTAATGATTTCAGCTCAGCGTTTTCTGAAATATATATTGCTGTCAATTCTTCCGGATTTATTTTCTGCTGAGGACGGGAAGCATGTTCCTGGAGTGAAGATCGCAGGTCGGCCAATTCTGCATTAATTTTAGAGATATAGTCATATCCGGCGGTTATCCTTTCTGTTAGTGCTTGCACATCTGCCTCTGCTGCCTGTTTCTTTCCGGCAACGGCTTGCCCGTCGACATTGATTTGATCAAGGATCCTTTTTTTGTTGGAATTGAATTTCTCCTGTAATTCAGATTTTTGACTCTCTACCGCATCCGCATCAAGCGTTCTACCGCAGCACGGACAAATAGCCCCATCATCATTGAAAGAAAACTGTTTGGCGTTTTCAACTTCCCATGCTTTCCTAAGCGTTTTGATGATGTTCTCATAAGAATTAATTTTTTCTAATAGTTCCTTTTTTTCATCGATCATCCTTTCCAACTTAACCTCTGAAGGTTTAAGTTCTTCTGACTCTTTCAGTGCAATTTGCCTTTCAATCTTTCCAGCGTCTGATGAGGTTGCAGAAAGCTCTATTTTCACCTGTTCGCTGATTTCAAAATGAATAGTTTTCTCCCGGGACTTGAATTTGAAGATCTGATCCTGATTAAAGTTTCTTTTCCTGATCACCTCATCAAACGCTTTAGACTGATCAAGTCTTTGATTATCGATCTGCTGCAATTCCTCTTCTTTATATGCAATTTCCTTATTGATATCGTCCGCATCTACCGGATCCGGCTTGCTTCGTTCCACCTCATCAATACGCGTCGGGATCATTTTAATGTCATCCTTCGCTTTTTTGATAGTAGCAGCAATCTGTTTTTTGAATTCCTCCAGGCTCTTATTACTCAGTTGGGCAACCAATGCCATATAATCACCGTTGCCTTGGGCCAGATCACTGTCAGAAATATCGCCGGCAACTTTTACCAGTACATCCCGGCGGTCCTGCCATTTAAGCTGATTAAATGCGGTTGGTGATGTGATAAGCTTAAATACTTTTTCATCCAGAATGCCGTCCACTTTTGACTGGTATTCCTTCTGACTCATAGGAACGTCATTCCAATAATACAGAGTTTCATTCCCGGAAAATTCTGCCTCCAGCCTGCCTTTCGTTTTTACCCACTTTTCACGGAAAACTCTTTTCAGTAATACCGGCTCATCATTCACTAATAACTCCCCTGTAACCTCATGATCAATCTTCGGGATCACGACATTATGAGCATCCAGCGTTTTAATTTCAAAGTCCTTCCGGTCAGATGAATCCTTACCGAACATTAACCAGGTAAAAGCATCGAATAGGGTAGTTTTTCCAGTTCCGTTATCTCCGTAGATATTGGTGTTGTCATCAAAATTGATAGTTAGATTCTTGATCCCTTTAAAGTTCAGAAGGGAAAGTTTTTTGATTTTTACTTTATTCATGGTGTCTAATGATTTTTAGGATAGATGTTAGAGCAGATGGCCAGACCGAAAACATACATCGTGCAGTATTCGGAGTCTCTACCGTTTTCAGTGAATGGGATCCGGTCGATCCGGATGAATAATTTTAGAAATGATCTAAAGATTTTTTTCATTTCTTGCGGGGTTTTTTGTAGTTTTGTGTTCATCTTGTAACATTTTTTGTTATGATTGCCATCCGTTGCCGCGGGTGGCTTTTTTATTTATAATTTTTGCCAGTGCTAATTTTTTAGCTTTAGAACCTCTCCGGTCCAAAATCCGGTTACTGTCGATTGGCGCGGCTTCCACTCCGCTATTATCTTTCTCGATAGATCCCAATTCGTATTTTAATAATTCACATTCATCTTTTAACTGATCGATTTTTTTCTCCAGTCTCCAGATTGTGTTCCGGTAAGATTCTAATTTTGCTGTTCTATTCAT